GGATGGAAACTGTAAGTGATGTCATTGTCGGTGATGCAGACCCAAAAGTTATCCAGCAGGAAGCCTAAACAGATTATTGGTTGAGTTGGCAATTGCCACACAAATACCAATGAGTGAATGGGTTGAAGCAGAGGATATTTTAACAGCGATCGAGATATTGGAGAAACGGAATGGCAACTAGCACCGAACCTCTAATAGTTTATGACAAAAGAGAACTTGCTTCATTTGCTAAAGTTATTAAAAATATGAGCGAAATTGCTGTTGAGGAAACTAAGCGTAGAGTTGGTGAATTAGCTCAAAAAGAATTAAATGAAATTCGGAGGATTGCTGCATCAAGAGGCAAAGTTGCTGATCGAGTTGCACAAGGCGGTAAAGTTAAAAAATCCTCTGTTCTTGGCGAAATCTCATTTGGTTTTGCTGAGCAAAAATTTTCTGGTGGTGCAACAACTCAATTCAATACTCGCAATGATCCTAAAGGCAAGCGCAAAGGTATTGGTGCAGCAGCTGAATTCGGTTCAAGTAAATATCCACAATTCCCAAGATGGTCAGGGCCGATGCCTAAAGGGCCGGGTTCAAGAGGTTGGTTTATTTATCCAACCATTAGACATTTACAACCTACAATTATTAAAGAGTTTGAAGAAATAATTCTTGCGGTAAGAAAAGAGTTTGCTGATGGCGAGTAGAACTTTAACAGTTGCTTTAGCAGCTGATATTGATGGATTAAAAAAAGGTTTAGATGATGCCAATAAAGTCGTCAATCAATCCGCAGATCAAATTGCTGACTTTGGTAAAAAAGCAGCATTGGCATTTGCAGCCGTTGGTGCAGCCGTTGGCGCATTTGCTGTATCAGCTGTAAGAGCAGCAGCCGATGATGAAAAGGCTCGCAAATCCCTTGAGCAAACCATTCGATCCAATACCAATGCAACTGAACAACAGATTGCTGCAATCGATACTTACATTGACAAGCAGTCCATTGCTACAGCCACAACCGATGATGTTTTAAGACCGGCTCTTTCAAGATTAATTCGATCAACTAATGATGTTGCAAAGGCTCAAGATTTATTGTCATTATCTCAAGAAATTGCAACCGCAACTGGAAAGCCATTAGAAACAGTCGCAAATGCTCTTGGTAAAAGTTTTGATGGGCAAAATGCAGCACTTGGCAAACTTGGTTTAGGTATTGATGCTGCTACATTAAAGACGATGTCGCATGAAGAAATTATGCAGAGATTAAGAGGAACTTACAAAGGATTCATTGAAAATGAAGCCACCAACACAGAATTTAAATTTCAACAATTAACTATTGCTTTAGATCAAACAAAAGAAAAAATTGGCGTTGCCTTGCTTCCTATCGTTAAACAATTTGCCGATTATTTGTTGGCAGTAGTTGTGCCGAATGTTCAGGCATTGGCAGCAGGATTGACTGGAGATAATGGCGTTAATGCAGGTATTACTGAAGCAACCGCCGGTGCTTACAAATTTGGAGAACAATTAAGAACTACAATTGGTTTTTTGATAAGTATTAAAGAGGAACTATTAATTTTGGCTGGAATTCTTGCAACTGTTTTTGTTGTCAATAAGATTGCAGCGTTTGTCGCAGCCATTGGCACAATAGTTGCAGCAATGAACACTTTAAGAAATGCCGCTGCTGCTGCTGGAGTTGCAACCGCTTTTGCAACCGGTGGTGCATCTGTGGGAACTGCTGCTGCTGCATTAGCTGCTGGTGCTGCAACTTATGGTCTAACTCAAATTGCTCCAAGCGGTAATGTTCCATCACCATCAAATTACACAGGAACTCCATTTGGTCAAGCGGGAGGAAATACCTACAACATCAATGTTCAATCAATCGATTCTGAAGGTGCTGCAAGAGCCGTTGCAAAGGTATTAAATGACAGCGCATCTCGCTCAGTTCCACAGCTCTACAATAACGGCATCAAAGGCAACTAATGACAGTCTGGACACCAGAATGGAAACTGACTGTTGCAGGAACTGAATACACAAGTTTAACAATCAGCGACATAATTCATCAGGCAGGTCGGGATGATATTTATACCCAACCAAACCCATCTTATCTGCAATGCACAATTTTGGCTTTGTCTGGACAAACTTTTCCATTTGACATAAATGACAGTTTAAGTTTGCAAGTTAAAAATAGTTCAGGATCTTATGTAAATCTATTTGGTGGCGATATAACTGACATTACTGTGGAAGTTGGCGCAACTGGTTCAATTGCAACTGTTGTTGAATACACCATTCTTGCAATGGGATCTTTGGTTAAGTTAGCGAAAGAAATTTATAATGATGCAATATCTCAGGATGAGGATGGCAACCAGATTTATGACTTGCTTTCTAGTGTATTGCTTGGGGCTTGGAATGATGTGCCAGCAGCTTCAACATGGGCAACATATTCTGCAACAGAAACTTGGGCTACTGCATTTAACATTGGATTAGGTGAGATCGATCAGCCGGGGCTTTACACAATGGAAAATCGAGATGCTTCTCCTGATACTGTTTATAACATTGCTTCATCAATTGCAAATAGTGCATTTGGATACATATATGAGGATAATGAAGGAAACATCGGATACGCTGATGCTGACCACAGACAGACTTATTTAATTGCTAATGGTTATGTTGATCTATCTGCCAATAATGCAATTGGTTCAGGATTGCGCACAACTACAAAAGCAGCTGATATTCGCAATGACATCTTTATCAATTATGGAAACAATTTTGGTTCTCAAAAAACTGCAACATCCGCTTCCTCAATTGCCCTTTATGGCTACAAGTCTGAAAGCATCCAATCGGTCATTCATTCAGCGGTAGATGCTCAAGAGGTTGCAGATCGATACATCAGCCTTCGATCCTTTCCACAGCCGATCTTTGACAGCATTACTTTTCCAATCACAAATCCAGAAATTGATAACTCAGATCGGGATAATCTATTAAGCATATTCATGGGTATGCCTTTGAACATTGCAGATTTGCCTACTCAAATTAGTAGCGGTGAGTTTTCTGGTTATGTTGAAGGATGGCGTTGGAGCACAAGGTTTAATGAATTATTCCTGACCATAAACCTTTCGCCAGTCAGCTTCAGCCAAGTATCAATGAGATGGAATTCTGTGCCAATTGGCGAGGCATGGAACACTTTAAGCCCAACTTTGACATGGGAATACGCTACAATCGTAGCCTGATAATAGGAGAAAAATGGCAACTACTACAAATTATGGCTGGACAACGCCGGATGATACTGCGTTGGTCAAGGATGGCGCATCAGCTATCAGATCACTTGGCACATCAGTTGATACCACAACTAAGAACTTAAACCCATCAACAACTCTTGGTGATATTGAATATCGCTCATCAACAGCAAACACAAACACAAGACTTGGAATTGGAACAACCGGTCAGGTTTTAACTGTTGCAAGTGGTGTTCCATCTTGGGCGACTCCCGCAAGTGGTTCAAGTTTTTCAGGTGCAAGATTAACAAGAAGCGTTAATCAGACAATTTCCAACAATACAGACACTTTCATTGCTTGGGATGTCGAAACTTTTGATGTTGGCGGTTATCACGACAATGCAACAAATAACACAAGAATTACAATTCCATCAGGCAAAGCAGGTTATTATCAAATTAATACAACTCTTAGTTTTTCAGGAAGTGGCACAGGTCAAAGATGTATCACGCTTGCAAAAAATGGAACTAATCGTGCTTACAACCTTAATATAATTAGGGCTGTTAATGCTGGTGGTTATACATCAGTTTTTTATTCAGATATTGTCTATGGTGCAGTTGCAGACTATTTTCAAATTTCAACTTTTCAAGATTCAGGCGGAGATCTCAACATCATTGGAAATAGTGCCGATGCTGGTGCAACATTTGTTTCAATTTCTTTGATAGGAGCATAATATGGAACTATGGGAAAAAATTATTGAAGCATATCCTGAAATCAATCCGACAGATAATTTCACCAATCTAGGTATTTATTTGCAAGATGATTCAGATGGC